CCCGATGGAAATAGCCTTTGTCGGGTTGAATGTCACGCTCCTCCGTTTTGCCGTCACATGTTTTGTCCCGCCCCTTGCGGGCTTCTTGGCTCACTGGGCAACTACAACAGGCATTTGGCGGTGAAGGTTGAAGAAAAATAGCCCAAAATCAGCCAAAAACCCGCCGTTTTCCTAACCTTCCTACACCGCCAACCACATTTCACTGTGTCGCAAAGTTGCGGGGCTGTCAAGTCGAAAATTGCGGTTTTTGCCGCCAGTTTTCAAATAATCGTGATATCCGCCCGAGACGGGGAAAACTTGATTGCCTCGTAGACCGCCCAAAGGAGAGCGAAAACGGTATCGTCGTGTTTGCCTTGCCCTGCCTTAAACTTTCCGCCGTTAGTGCGCTCCAACGCAAGCAATTCATCAATCAGCAATTCGTGGCGGGGAATGATAATCTTGCCTTGCTCAAACGCCATAATCAGCACGGGAAACGCAGCGAGTTGGGCTTCTCTCGTAGCGTGCTCTAACTTTGCGGGCAACCCACGCTGCTTGCACCAAGCATATAAGTCATAAGCCTGATAGGTTTCAAGCACGACGCTCGTTAGCGAATATTGGCTGGCAACTTGCATTAGCCACGCTTTAATTTCTTCGGCGACGCCCGTCGGGAAAACCTTTAAGTCGACGACGACTAACTTTTCCTTGCCGCCCTCAGTCAAACAATTAGCCACGACGCAGCCGACCGTGCGGTCGCCGTGCTTACTCATAGGCAACGCTCGGTCAATCGCAGCGGTAAACACAAAGCCCACAACTTTCTCGCCCAACACTTCCTCAATCCGCTCGATTGGCAGCGGCAGCGGATAGTCTCTAACCGCCGCTTCGACCAACTCGGGCTTGAAGACCTTTTCGCCCGCAACGCCCCACTCATTAAGGTGATACTGCCGAAACAGAAACTCAGGCATTTGCCGCCGCCTTTCCTCGAGCCACTCGGGCGTGATAAACGGGTGCTCAGCATAGATTTCCGCCCCGTGATAGATAAACCGCAACCGCTCTTTCTCGGCTTCCCCGTTAATGTGCTTCAAATAGAGCCTATGGAGCAAGTGCCCGTGCTCCGAGGCGGTCGAGGTTATCAGCACTTTAGCGTCTTCTTTCTCAGTTTGGCTCATAGCGATTTGCACAACTTCTTCGTCGTCAATCAGCGCCAACTCGTCGATTATGAGCAAATCGGTCGCAATTCCCGCAACCGCTTCAACCGTGCATGGCACGGCTCTAATCACGCTTCCGTTGCGAAACTCGACCTTGTTTTGCGCCAGCGTAGCAACTTCAGCGGCGACTTGGTCGCTAACCCGACAAAACTGGCGCACATACTTGAAGGTCACGCTACTTGCGTGTTTCTCGGAAGTGCTCAAGACAACGACCGTAGCGCCCATTCGTGCCAGCGCCCAATAGACCGCCACGATTGCGCTGAAAAGCGACTTACCGACCCGCTTAGGCACGCAAATCACAACAACCTTCCAGCGGGGGTCTTCAACTTCACGCAGCCAGCGCCGCTGATATGGCGTCAACTTAATCCGCTGCTTGCGGTTGTTTTCAAACACAAACAAGCAATCTTCGGCGAAATCGGCTATGCTGCGGTAGCGGGAGAAATCGATTGCGGGGGCTTCAACCCTAACCTGCCGCTTAGCAGCCATACCCCTCACCTCCCCGCCTCGCCGCTGTCGTCTCCGTTACCCTTGCCCAACTTTTCAACCTTAATGTTGCCCACCTGCAAAAACTTGAGCGGCGACGGGGCTAATAAAGCGATAGCCGCTATAGTCGCCGACAGCGCCACGCCGTCTATGCCCTTCCACAGCGCTATCGCTTCAAGCAACACAATAGCGGTAATTGCATAAATCAGCACAAACAATTTCGCTCGCTCGCTCATTCGCCAATCACCAAACTCACTTAGCGGGGCGCAAGTGTTGTTGGTGATTGACATGCTGAAGAAACTGCGTGAGTTGGTGCAAAAGTGGCTTTACCGAGACGCTGCGGGAGAGGTTTACTTCGTCGAGACGAGCATGCCGACGAGCCCCTTAGCCGACATTATCCGCAACCCTATCGTGCGGGCTGCCTTAAGCCGCATTAGCAACTCAGCCGCTTCCGTGCCACTCTTAGTCTACAACGGCGAATTTGAGTTAAACGAAGACGACCCAAACTTTGGGCACTTAGCCAAATCGGTCGCCGTCGGAATGAGCAACAACGACTTTACCGCCACGACCGCAACCGACTTGATTGTCTTCGGAAACTCCTACTGGCTTATCCGCAAAGTCGGGCGACGGTTTCTCGGGCTTGACTACATTCACCCAAGCAGCATTAGTTTCACCGTTGACGGCAAGGAAGCCCAAATTATGACCGCCGACAAAGTTGTGACCGTGTCGGTTGACGACATAGTGCACTTCAAGTTGCCCGACCCGACTGACCCGAGGGCGCAAGGTTTATCGCTCCTTTACTCCATTCAAAACGCAGTCACGCTAATCAACGAATGCGACCGCCTGTTAGCGGAATACCTGTTTCACGGCGCACAACCGTTGACAATCCTAATCACCAAGTCTTCGTTGCCCGAAGCGACGAAACAGCGCATTATCGAGCGCATTCAGAGCCGCCACGGGCGAGGTCAACGGTTTAAGTGGCTATTGCTCGAGGGCTCGGATTATGAGACTAAAACGATTGACACTTCCTTCAAGGCGGGCGACTTAGTTGAAATGCGACGAATTCTGCGTGAAGAAATCTTAGCCTGCTTGAATGTGCCGCCCGCCGTCGTCGGGATTTACGAGTATGCCAACTACGCCAACGCACGAGAGCAAACCAAGATTTTCTGGCGGGAAACCATAATCCCGCTCCTTAGGCTGATTGAGGAAACGCTCAACACGCAGTTTTTCCCCAAAGTCAACCCGCAACTTTGGTGCGCTTACGACCTTAGCCAAGTTGAAGCCCTGAAGGAGAATATCGCCGAGGTCGCTAATTCGTTGGGTAATCTCGTTGACAGGGGCATTATCACAATCAACGAAGCCCGTGAAACTTTAGGCTTCCAAGACCCGCTTCCGTGGGGCGACGCTTGGTGGGGCAACCTTAATATCGTGCCTATCGCTCAACAAAAGCCGCAGCAACAAACTAAGGAGTGCGACGAGTTAGTCGTTGTTACGAAGCGAATTCCCCGCACCTACAAAGAAATGTGGCTCAAATTCCTGCGGCTGCACGATAGATACGAGCGCCTTGTGCGTGAGGCGGTCAAGGATTACGCCCAATCGTTGCGCCGCCGTCTTAAATCCGACCTTAATGCCTATTTCCGCAAGGATATCGTTGACTTCCTTTTCAACCTCGACGAAGAAGCCGAAGAATTGGCAAAAATCTTGTTGCCCGTCTTAGAAGACATTCTCCGTGACACGCCTAAGGCGTTTGGCGTTGAAGTCGACCCGTTGATTTATGACGCCAAAGTTAAAGCCCGCCTAATGTCATTCAAGCGGCGAATTCGCTGGATTACCGAGACGACATGGGAGCAGCTCAAAATCAGACTTGGCGACGCTTTAGCCGAGGGCGGCGGTTGGAGCGACCTAATCGGTGCGGTTGAAGAAGTTTTGGGCGACCTCGAAACTTGGCGTGCTGAGCGGATTGCCCGCACCGAGACGACGGCGGCGCTTAACTTGGGCTACGAGGAAAGCCTCCGTGCCGTAGGCGTTAAGCGCAAAATGTGGGTTACCGCCCACGACGAAAGAGTTAGGGATAGCCACAGAGACATGGAAGGCGTCATTGTTGACTTAGACGACTACTTCGTGCTGCCGTCGGGCGCACGGCTTCGTTTCCCTTGCGACCCCGAAGGGCAACCCGAAGAAGTCATTAATTGCAGGTGCACTATAGTGCCCGTAGATTGAGGTGGGGGCGACGGAGTGTTGACGACGCCTAAGCCCAAAGTGGCTGGCGTCGGAAGCGGGTGCAACTCCCGCCGCCTCCACCAACTTGCGCAAGTGTCTTTGGTGAGCGGGAATGAAAGATATGCTCTATTTGGTCACAAGGCAAATTGAAACCGATAGCGGCGGGGAAATCTACTCGGGCGTGGCGACGACCGCAGTGAAGGATAGGCTCAACGAAATCGTAAACCCCAAAGGCTGCATTAACCTGCAAGACTACCTCGCTAACCCCGTGCTCCTTTGGCAGCACGACCCTAACCGCCCCATAGGTAAAGTCGTCAATGTCGAAATCTCCGACGACGCAATTAAGGTGCAATTCGTTTTCGCTTCCACACAGTTTGCGCAGGAAATCAAGCAACTTGTCGACGAAGGTATTGTGCGAGGTCTTAGCATTGGTTTCATTCCGAGGCGAATTGAAGGCAACACCTATGCGGAATGGGAGTGGATTGAAACTTCGATTGTGACACTCCCAGCAAATCCGCAAGCCTTGATACAAAAGGAGGGTGATAGCGACATGGAGTTAGTGAAGAAAGGCATTGTGCCCGACAATGACGCTGAGTTTCCGCTTTACGAGGATTTCGACCGAGAGTGGAATGCTGACGAAAGCGAGAAAAGGTGGCGCAAGTATGTGGGCGTAGAAACTAACGAGGATTTGCAAGACAAGGAAAAGCAGCGCCGCTATGCTAAGCGGTTTTTCTGGGCTGACGACGAGAGGCTCGACACCTTTGGCGCTTACAAACTCCCGCATGTTGATGTAATCGACGGGAAACCCTACGCAATTTGGCGGGGCGTTGTCGCTGCCATGGCGGCGCTGTTAGGTGCTCGAGGCGGCGTCGATATCCCCGAGGAAGACAGAGAGAAAGTTTATCGGGCGATTGTGAAGTATTACCGCAAGGCGGATAAAGAGCCGCCCGAGTTTCGCTCTTACACGCCTGAGGAATTGGAGTTGCTTGAGGCTTGCGGGTGGGAAAACCCGCTCGCCTACATCCGTAGGTCGCTTGAGCAATTGCGCCGAGAATTAGAAAAAGCGTTGTGCAAGTGATTAAGGAGGTGTTAACCGCATGAAGGAAGTGCTGCAAGAAGTCGAAAAGACGCTTAATGTCGTTTCAAACATTGCTGACAAAGTTGCGGCGACCGAGCGCTTAGTCAAGGCGCTCGAAGAGCGGGTCGCCAATGTCGAAGAAATTTTGTCTAAGGGCGTTAGCGCCCGAGCCCGCATTGAGGTTGAGGGTAACACCGCACAGGAAAAGTTTGAAAACTTCCTGCTCATGCGGGCGACCGACGAGCAAATTGCTAAGTGGCAAGACCTTGCCGACGCCTACACTGTCTTTGCCTCGATTAGGCGGTTGCGCCACTTGCCCACTGAGGGCTGGCTTGAGCGCCGCTTCGTCGAAGTCACAAAGGCGGTCACTGGCAGCGAATTAGTCAACTACATTCCGACCACATTCTCCAACCGAGTGCTGCAACTCATTCGCTTGCAGCCGAGCCTTGCCCAATTGCTGCCTCAAGTCGACATGCCGAGCCAGACCTACAAAATCCCTCTGTCTATCAGCGGGATTAGCGTCGTTTATGTTGCGCCCGCAACTTCTATCACTCTCAGCAACGCTTCCGCACAGGGCTTGACGCTCGACGCTAAGAAATTGGCTGCGGGCGTTGAAGTCGCCGACGAAGTTACCGAGGATAGCATTGTGGCGATTATGCCCGAATTCCAAGCAGCGTTGGCACAAGCCTTTGCTGAGGCGCTCGAGAATGCTATCCTCAATGGCGACACTTCCAGCACTGACCCGCTGCTTAAGGTTTGGAATGGGATTTTGAAGGGCGCTCACTCGCTTGATATTGGCACTTTCGCAGCGCAACACATTCAGCAAGCGTGCGCTCAAATGGGCAAGTTGGGCGTCAACCCTAACGAAGTCGTCGTTGTCGTCAACCCCGCCAAATTTGCCGAAATGGTCGGTTGGGAAGAAGTTAGCACGGTTGACAAGTATGGGGCACAGGCGACTATCGTGACGGGCGAATTGGCTAAGGTTTACGGTAAGCCTGTCGTCGTCAGCGCCTTTGTGCCCGCTTCCGTGCACGCCTTGGTCTTCAACCGCCGAGCCTTCCTGCTTGGTGTCAGGCGTGGCTTGAGGGTTGAAACACAGCGGGATATTGTCAAGCAGACCGACATTCTCGTTACTACAATGCGTGCTGACTTCATTGGCGTGCCTTACGACGAGCCTTCGGCGGTTAAGATTGTGTGATAGGAAGGTAGGTTAAGGTAGACCCGTAAAGAAGCCCGCAGGGGCGGGGGTCTAACCGCTCCCGCTCCTGCTTTTACTTTTTAGCCCTGCCCAAGTAGAATTTATCCGAATAAAATCCGCCTGCGACCGACCCGACCTGAAATCTACGACTTTACCCGACCCGTGTCAAACTCTTAGAAGCCCTTTTTCCCAAAAAACCCCTACAGGTCTAAGTCTTGGTCATGACCAAGACTACACGCTTTGGGGTATTTTTAGAAAAAGGGCATTTTAAAGAATTGACACACCTTAGATAGGGTTGTAGATTTCGGGGCGGGCAAAATGTGGGCGAAATCGCCCAAAATGGTGTCAAAATCGGGCACGATTTCAGACTTAGAAATCTACAACCTTACCCGCTTCAGAAAAAGTGATACGGAAACTCAAGAGAGTGACCAAGTATGTCTGCGTCAAGGCGTTAGAGAAATTTCGTGGGGCGGGTGGCAAGTGTGTTTGGTGAGGCGACATGAAAGTGAAGCAACTTTTGAATTGTGCTAAGGCGTGGCTTAAGGGCAACAAAGAAGAATTGCTCAAAGCCGTCGCTGAGTTTGTCTTCTCAGGCGATAGCGAGCATTGGCTCACCTTGCAATTCAACCTATTCTCTGTGACCGCAAAGGTGCATATCCTTAACAGCCTTATAGCAAAGAAGCCACTTCCGCCCGCTGGCGCACGGAAACTCATGACCGCATTTGGGCATGTAGTCTTTGCTTTCTACTCGGTCAACAACACGGTTAAGTTGCCCGCCGAAACCCACATTATCTTAACCCGCCAATATGTCATTTCTCCCGCCATAGAGGTCAATGTCTATCTCTGCGTTGCGCCTAAGAAGGTCTACGAGGCATTCAAGGCGGAAATCAAAGACGGGTTTGACGAGTTTGAAGACTTAGTTGAAAGGCTTAAGCGAGAGGTGAAGTCGCAATGAATGCTGCCGCCCAAGCGCAAGTGCTCAACCTAATCGAGGTGCAATGGGGCTCGGAGACGAAAGACCGAGCCATAGCCTTTCTTGGCGCTGCCGAGCGGATTTGGGAGCGCCTAACTGGCGTGCCGCTTGAGCCCCGCAACATAACCGAAGTTATCACATTCAGCAACGGGCGGGGCATAACTTCCGCTCACCCCGTCAACGAAGTTATCAGCGTCGTCGCTTTACCCGAAGGCACTGCCCTTGACATTTTAAACGCCCAGCAATTTGGGCTCATAGTCTTAGCCTACCCCTATTGCGGGGAAGCCGTCGTTGAATACTTGGCGGGCTTTAACAGCACTATTCCCGACGACATAGCCCTCGCCGTAGCCCACCTTGCGGTTTGGCTGCTTAACGCCGACATTGTAGACAGCATTCAATCCGAAGTGCGGGTTGATTTCAATCAACTTCCACCAATCGCAAGGCAGGTGATTTCCGCATGGCGAGGATAAACCTTCGTGTGCCCGCAGTTGTTTGGCGCAAACGGATTGAAGAAAGCGCTGACGGCACGGTTAGCGTAACAGAAGTCATGGCTGGCACGGCTGTAGGCTATCTCGTAACGCCTTCGGCGGGCAAACAATCCTTAATGCACGCCCACTTAGGCGCTATCGACGCAGTCTACTTCGTCTTTAGCGACTTTCAATTCCAAACCGACGACATTCTCGAAATCAACTACAAGCGCTATCAAATCGCCAAACTTGAAGTCTACCCGACCTTTAGCAAACTTTTCCTGCGAGGTGAAGCCAGTGGCGCTTAAGGTTAGCGTCGCTGTTAAAGGCGTCAACGAAACGATTAGCAAGTTGAAGCGGGGGCGTGACGAAATTCACAACACATTCGCTAAGTTGGTCGCCCACACTTCTGGAGAGGCAAAAAAGCACGCCCCCGTAGACACGGGTAGGCTGCGGGCAAGTATCAACTTCGAAGTTTCAGGCTTAACGGGGCGGGTCTACACGAATGTTGAATACGCCCAATATGTCGAATTTGGTCATAGGCGCATAATCGTGCCCGTAAACGCCCGAGCGCTGCGGTTTTACCTGCGAGGCATAGGTTGGGTTTTCGCTAAGCGGGTTGAGCAAGGGCGGTCGGGCAAATCAGCAACTTGGGAAAAGGTCGGCGACATTATCCGCAAGCCTTTCATGAAGCCAGCCGCCGAGTGGCTGCGTAGCCAAATCGCCAAGTTAGCCGAAGCATTCAAGCGGGGTGTTGCGCAATGAAGCAGTTAGCAGCCTTTGAGGTTGCGCAAAAGGTTAGAGACCTGGTCTTCAATAGCGTGAGCGGCGGTCGCAAGGTCGACATTGGCGTGGGTTTGCTCCGAGACACCGACCTAACCCGCATAACTAAGCCATTCGTTTTGATTGCCCTTGTCAGTAGCGAAATTGTGCCCGAAAGCCACCAACACATTTATCGGGAGACCGACAACATAGAGGTCTATGTTATCGCCCGCTCGGTTGAAGACAAAAACAGCCTAACCGCTGCGATAGTCAACGCAGTTTTAAACGCCCCGACGCCGCCCTACACGCTCACGACGGGGCAACCTGTCGGGCTTTATGTTGTTAGCGTCGATTACCTAATCGAGGAAGCCGTGCCCAACATACATGTCGCACGAGTTAACCTGCGGGCGGTCACTATGCTGCCTTAGGCAAGTGTTAGGGGTGATAGCGAATGAAAACTCATGCGTTAGACATTTTTGGCTACAAAATCGAAACCGCAAAGGGGCAAGAGCCAACGGGCGACTGGCTTCAAATTGGCAAGGTTAGCGGCGGCGAAATCAACATTAACGAGAATGTGCGCCGAGTGGAAGCCGTTGGCGGCGTCTTCTTCTATCACTCAATCGTTGAAGCCACCATTAGCGCCGAATTCGCCGTCGTTGACAGCCAGTTAGAGACCATTGAGAGCCTCATTAAAAACGACATTTCCCTCAGCGTTGTTGCAGGGTCGCCAAACGACTACATTGTGAAGGGTTTGGGCTGCCTTGTAGACGAAGTTTCGCTCGAAGGTCGGGTCGGCGAGCCCTTGCGTGCGACACTTTCTCTGCGGGCAATGAAGCCGAGCCTTATCAGCACAGCGCCCACAATTCAACCCCTTAGCGGCAACATTCTGCTTTGGCACGACGCCGTTGTGACCGTTGCGGGCAATAACTACCAAGTTAGCCGCTTTCAACTCCGAGTGCGCCGCAACCCGCATGTCACGGCTGACTTTTCCGCTAAAGCAGCAAACGAAAAGCGGTTGCCTAACCTCGCAGCCTATGGCGTCGCTGAGTGCGAATTTTCGTGCGAAATCTTCCTGCCATTTACGCCGCACTTTGCAGCCGACGCCCCCGCCCCCGTAGATATCACGATTGCGTTAGGCAACAAGACTTTGACCTTAAACGATTTCCATATTGCTACCCGCCGAGTGCCCGTTTCGGGCGGCTCGGATTTGTGGGTCATGACGCTCACTTTGCAAGGTAGCGCTAACAACATTTCGATTGAGTAGTGAAGGTGAGCCGACATGCTGACACGCTACGAGCGTGAAATGCTTTACATTGCCGCCATGAAGGAAGGCGTAGACGAGTTTTGCAAGCGTGTAGGTTTGAGGGAGCATGACTTTTGGAAGTTGGTCAAGACAGGGGTTGGTGCTGCCGAGCCTATGGTGCGAGAGCGCTGGCACGACATTCTGAAGGTATTAGACGCCCGAGGTGATAGGAAATGACCGAGGAAGTCATGACGCTGGCGGGCAAATGGAGTGAAGACGATTTCAAGTTGCTGCGTTGGAAAGACTTGATTGAATTCTGTGAGCGGTTTGGCACGGGGCTTGAGAGCCTTGAAGACCTTCCGCCCGCCAAGCGGATTGAGGCAGTAGCGTGGCTTGACTGGCGAATTCACACACTCAAAACGGGAGAGCAAATCTCGTTTGAGGAATGGCTTGAGCGCCCCGCCTTAGGCTTCTTTCAGCAAGCGTAAGGTTACCGCCCCTCAACCCGAAGGGTTAGGGTTGGGGGGCGCTTCAATCACCAAAATCTTTATCCTACTTGCCAAATACCGCATAGTCAACTCCATAGACGATTTCCTCAACCTCAACCTCGCCCAAACCGAGTTGATTTTGCTAAACCTGCAGGAATTGATAAAGGAAGCGGAAGGCTTATTCTAAGCGGGGCGGGCTTGGAATTTATCCGAATAAATTCTGCCCGTAGGGGGCAAGTGAGTGTGGTGAGATAGCATGGCAGAGGCAACGGTTGAAATCCTAATTCGTGCGCAAGAAAATGTTTCGCAAGCGGTCAATCAGGTCAAGCAGCAACTTGAGGGGCTTAGCCAGCACGCCCAATCGGTCTTTGGGCGGCTAACTCAGTTTTTCAAGCAAAACGAGGAAGCCCTTAACACGCTCGCTAAGATAGGCGCTGTCGTTGCGGGCACATTTACCGCCCTTGCCGTTGCTGGCGCACGCCACGCCAATCAGTTGCGTGAGGAAGCCCTTCAAATCGGCACGACTGTAGAAAAATACTCTGTCTACCGTGCCATGCTCCAAGACTTAGAAATCCACGCTGAGTTAATTCCATTTTTTATCATGCGCATGCAAGTAGCCTTCCAACAAGCCGCCCAAGCGGTTGCTGAGAAAGGAAACAGAGTTAATGAGTTGACGAAGGCTTTAGCAGTGCTCGGTCAAACTGTGCAATCCCAAACCAACGACCCGTTGGAGCAATTCGTGCTTTTGCTGAAAGAAATCGCCAAAATCCCAGACCAAGCCCAGCAAGCACAAATTTTGTTTGAAATGTTTGGTCGCCGAGCCTACACATTGCTGCCTATTCTTCGTGAGGGCGCACAAGAAATTGACAATCTCATTGCTAAGTATCGTGAATTAGGCGTAGTAGTTAGCGACGAAACAGCAAATAAGATTGACCGAATGACTGACGCTCTCAGCACATTGAAAGCGTCGTTGCAAGCGCTAACGGCGGAAAACCTCGGCAATGTTGCTGACACGGTAGAGCGCATAGCCGAAGGCATTAACAAGATAGTCGCTTCTCTCAAAGCATTTGAAGAAGCACACCCGACCCTCGCTTCTTTTGTCAGTCACATTGTAATGTTGGCGGCAGTGTTAGCGGGGCTGGCTGTTTTGTTTGGCGCTGTGGGGCATGGAATTAAATGGGTTGCTGACGGTCTAAAAGCCTTAGGCATACTCAAAGTAGTTGATTGGATTAAGAATTTAGTTGGCTGGCTCAGTAAGTTGTGGGATATTCTGAAAGTTATCGGGGCGGGCATAGCGGCTGTAATAAACCCGATAATTCTCGGAATTGGTGCGGTTGCAATAGGTCTCGCACTCCTAATCAGGTGGATTGACGAAAAGACGGGCAAAATTAGCAGTTGGCTTGCTAAGTTAATGCTTCCGAAAGAGTTGCGCCCGCTCGTAGACGAAGGCGAGAAAGCCCGCAAGGAAGCCGAAGAATGGGAGCGACAACAAAAAGCGAAAGAGGCAAAAACGAAAGGCAAAAAAGAAGAAATGACCGAAGACCCGTTAGAATTGGCAAAGAAACTTCTAAAGGGCGACTTGAGCGGGTTAGGTGTCACGGGAGAAGAAGGAAAACAAACCGAGACGAAGAAAGACGAATGGGCTGAGTGGCGGCAACACATGCTCCAATCCCAGCATAACATAGAGCGTCGCTGGGCTGACTACATTGAAACTTTAAAGAAGCAATGGCAGGATTGGTTTAACTACCGCAAGCAGTTTTACGAAGACATTAAGCGCAAGTATTACGAGTGGGTTGACAAGCAAAAAGAAGCGATAG